GAATTTTTACAAGATTCTCGAAGAGAATAAACCTAAGTAAAGAGATGACTCTATAAAAATTAAAGAAAGATGGGAGAGAGTGTTCAAAAGCTCACACACATCGAACATGTCCTTAAAAGACCGGATTCTTATGTTGGTCCGGTGGACCTCAGTTCTGAACAGTACTGGATTCATCACAAGACTGATAACCGATTCAAGAAGAAGAGCATCAATTATTCACCGGCTTTACTTAAGATTTTTGATGAAATCCTTGTCAATGCGATTGACCGCAACTCATTACATCCGAAACACGTTACGAGCATCTCGGCGAGGATAGACAAGGAGACTGGCTCTGTGACCATCGAAAACAATGGACCACTCGGTGGTATCAGTGTCAAGATGCACGAGAAGGAAGGTGTATGGAATCCAGAACTCACATTTGGTCATCTTCTCACGAGTACCAATTACGATGACAATAAGAAGCGGATCGTTGGTGGTCGAAATGGGTACGGTGCCAAGCTGACGAACATTTACTCATCAGCGTTTTTTGTGGTGATCAAGGACAGTGAAACAAAACAAACGTATTGTCAAAAATGGGAAAACAATATGACTGTGTGTCATCCCCCAAAAATTACAAAACATTCTGGTTCAACTTCTTCAGTTTCAATTACTTTTGTTCCAGATTGGAAAAGATTTGGTATGAAATCTATGGACAACAACATTTACAAGATTTTTGAAAAGCGGGTATGGGACGCAAACATTTGTACAACCCCCAACTGTAAGGTTAAGTTTCAAGACGAAGCACTTCCAAAGACTTCTTTTGAAGCGTATGCCAAGATGCACGAAGGTGTGACGGATGTGTGTTCGGTGACCACAGATCGTTGGTCGGTGTGTATTGGTCCTTCGGAGAATGGTCTTGAGCAAGTGTCGTTTGTGAATGGTATCTGTACGACCAAGGGTGGAACACATGTGGATCATGTGGCGTCGTACCTCGCTTCGGGTATCATCGATGAGATGGCGAAGAAGATCAAACTGAAGCCACAACAAGTCAAGAATACTTTCAATATCTTTGTGAAAGCAACCCTCGAGAATCCAACTTTCTCGAGTCAAGTCAAATCCGAATGTACTTCAAAGGCTCAAGACTTTGGCAGTAAGTTTGAACCACCCAAAAACTTTGTGAAGAATGCTCTCAAGACTGGTATCAGTGATGAACTCACGGCTTTGTCCAAGTTCAAGGAGATGAAGGAACTCAAGAAGACGGATGGCGCTCGAAAGTCCAAAATTACCGGTATTCCCAAGTTGGACGACGCAAACAAGGCTGGTACAGCGCAATCTGGAAAGTGTACACTCATCGTGACGGAGGGTGATTCGGCAAAAACTCTCGCCGTTGCGGGTCTTTCTGTCGTTGGTCGTGATCACTATGGAGTGTTCCCACTTCGTGGTAAGTGTAAAAATGTCCGAGATGCTTCGGTGTCTCAACTTACATCAAACCAAGAGTTCAATGATCTCAAGAAAATTTTGGGACTTCAACAAGGCAAGGACTACCAAGATGTTTCTGAACTTCGATATGGTCGCCTCATGATCATGACTGATGCGGATAATGATGGTTCCCATATCAAGGGTCTCATTCTCAATATGATTCACTACTTTTGGCCGTCGCTCCTCAAGTTGGGATTTGTAGTCTCAATGGTGACACCAATTATCAAAGCTTCTAAGGGTGGTCAATCAAAATCATTCTATACAGATTCGGCTTTCCGTAGCTGGTATGGTACTGGACAAGCAGGTTGGAAAATCAAGTACTACAAGGGTTTGGGTACGAGTACAAGTGCCGAGGCCCGAGAGTATTTCAAGAAGATTCAAGATCTCACCGTCAAGTTTGACATGGATATTATGACGGACAAATCCATTGTTCTCGCATTTGACAAAAAGAAGGCGGACGACAGAAAGACATGGCTTTTGGAAAGTACTGCAAAGGATCCAAAAGAGTTGGAAGTTCCCTATGGTTCAGTCAAGAACTTGAGTATTACCCACTTTGTCCGCAAAGACTTGGTCAATTTCAGCTTGGCAGACTTGAAGCGTTCCATTGCTCACATGGCAGATGGTCTCAAGCCTTCACAGAGGAAGGTCATGTACGCATGCTTCCACAAGAATCTCAAAGATGAAATGAAGGTGGCGCAATTAGCGGCATATGTTGCGGACAAGTCGGCGTACCATCACGGCGAAGTGTCTCTCGCGGATACTATCGTCAAGTTGGCAAATGACTACACGGGTTCAAACAATATCAACCTTCTTGAACCATGTGGTCAGTTCGGTACTCGTCTCATGGGTGGTAAGGATGCGTCTCAAACGAGGTACATTTTCACAAAGTTGACCAAGGAAGCTCGCAAGATCTTTGATCCTCGGGATGATCCAGTGCTCAACTATCTCGACGATGACGGGCGCTCCATTGAACCAGACTTTTACATGCCAACTTTGCCAATGGTTCTTGTGAATGGCACGGAAGGTATTGGTACGGGTTTCAGTTGCTATGTACCACCATTCAACCCCAAGGATATCAAGGAGAATATCGGAAGAGCTTTGAGCGGCCTCGACTTCAAAGAGATGACTCCATGGTTTAGGGGTTTCAAGGGTAAAGTTTTCAAGGAAGATGGCACTTGGATCACAGAGGGTGTTTGGAGAGATACCGGATCAAGACTCAAAGTCACCGAGTTGCCACCAGGTCGTTGGACTCAAGACTACAAGGAGTATCTTGACGGTCTCGTGGAAAAGAAAGTTATCTCGGGATTCACAAACAATTCAACGACCGAAGATGTTGACTTTGAAATCATGGGCTACAATGGGAAGGATCTTGTGAAGGACCTCAAGATGAGAAAGTCATTCCATACATCCAACATGCACCTCTTCCACCCAGTGAAGGGTATCTACAAGTACTCAAGTCCCGAAGAGATTCTCAAAGACTTCGTGGATCTTCGTCTTGAACATTACAATAAGAGGAAGGAACATCTCATCAAAGTGCTTGAAGTGAGATCCAAGATGTGTGGATACAAATCAAAGTTTGTCACAATGGTCATTGAGGGGCAGATCGTAGTCTTCAAGAGAAAGAAGGACGACCTTGAGCGACAATTGGCTGGCATCTTCCCCAAAATCAATGGAAACTTTGACTACCTCCTCAACATCAAGACTGTCCAGTACACCGAGGAATGTGTACGAGAACTCCTCAAAGAATCAAAACAAGCGAGAGAAGAACTTGAAATTATGAAGGGTACTTCACACATTGACATGTGGAAAATGGATATTAAAAATATGTAAGCAATAGTAGGTATGGGTGAAGCTGCGAAAATTTCGCTCAAGGCTATTGGGAAGCAAGACACATACTTGCTTTCCAAAGATCCAGACGAGTCCTTCTTTAATTATACCACTGATCGGAGACATTCCGACTTTAGAAAGTATCACAGGAGTAAGCATATTAATAAACCCGGGAATGTTGCAGCTGGATGGCCTTTTGGTCAAACAATCAAAGTTGAATTTAATCCTAGAACAATGGGAGATCTTTTGAGTAACATGTGGTTGAGTATAACTATGCCAGGTATTTCGGATGGAAATTACGCGGATCAATTGGGTAGACATATTCTCAAAAGTGTGACGATGTTTGTAGATGACATTGAAGTTGAGAAAATCCACGATGATTGGGGAATTTTGTATGATGAACTTTATTTAGAAATGTCTGAAAAAGTAGCAAATAGATTTCTTGTAAATAGAAACCTTGGTTTTGATGACGCACCACTCACCGGCTTCGAAGATAAAGCGCAGTACAGTTCTGATCTTGTTATTCCCATACATTTCTTCTTTTCAAGAAAGTTTGCAAGTGACGAATATGGTACAAATAAACCAAATAGACCATATTTTCCATTGTGCTCCATTTTTCGTCAGAAAATTGAGTTTGAATTTGAGTTTCACAAACAAACATTTTTCACCGACACTACAGATACTGTCGAATTATCAACATTTGATATTGTGACAGAAGAAATTACCGTAACACCCGACGAACGAAGATTTTTGGCGACACAGAGACAAATGTTTATTACAGATCTTGTGCGTAAACATCCAGTTGCATTAAATGATGATGGTAAAGATATCATAAAAAATAATCTTGTTCCAAATATTCCAGTCAAATGTATTCACTGGTTTTTGAGAAATATTAAATTTGAAAACGATAATGATGCTGTTGGAACCCCAGTTCCAGCTACAAATGGTGAAAAGTTATATCAAAACCGATACAACTTCTCCTCTGAAAAAGATTTCCAAGGCGAAAATACATTCTTTTTCCCAATCATGACAGAAGCGGCATTTTATATAAATGGCAATAAACTTCCAAATGTATCAAAAACAAATCATTCATATTACAAATATCTAATACCATTTCAAAAAAGACTATCAAGACCGATACGAAATATTTATACATACAGTTTCTCGTTGAATCCGGTGAATGTGGAACCCTCGGGAAACCTGGATTTTAGTCAGTTACAATCTGAAAAAACAAACATAGAAGTAAAAATCGAACCTGAACTTGTAAGTTCTAACACTTATTCATTAAATATGTACTATACCGGTTATCAAACTTTTGTATTTGACAAGGGGTTCATGTCTATTGCTTACTAAAAAGCTTTTCTTTGTTGTTAGCAATAAAGTCAATAATATTATTCTTGATACACCATTTGATGAAATTCAACTGCGCCACCGTTGTCTGAATTTCATGAGATGTACCTGGCACTATGTATGAAATTTTCTGGGAACGGCAGAATGGATCGAAGAGTTGCTTACTGTATCCATTGAGGCTTGACTTGTACGCACAATGAACCGTGAAAAGTTTTCCATCGCTCGTTTGGTAAGAAGTGTGATTCTTCTTCGCGTAGTTTGTGATAAACCACTCCAGGTTTCGGAGAGAAATACCACTCGATTTGTCTAATATCGTGAGGAGTGTAGATCTATTCTTCTCATTATCGTAAAAGTTGTTGATGGATGTTAGTAGAATATCGTTTTTGTTCATTACTCTATTAGACCCCCAAATCTATAAGCTCCTTTGATGACGCACACCCTGGACACCCCCTCACAAACATCTGTTCTGGGCCATGGTTATGTAGACTTGAACTTGATAATACACGATGACATACCCGTTCACCCTGGGATTTGTGTTTACCACAATAACCACTGTGTATAGCCTTGAATGTACATCTGCGACCATCTGACTTTGTCCCCTTGCATGTCGTACTCACAAATGAACCTGGAATATCTTTGAGTAAAAGTTCAAGTGGTATCGCATGCTTTTTTGAAATTGTCAAAGCGTATTCGTTGAGAATTGCATTCACTCGCTCTTCCAATTCCTCATCAACCATCTGTGTAATCTTCTCGTGAAGACTCATCCTTACTCTGTTTTAGCTCGTAGTTTTTAAATATGTCTTCAACTGAACCTTGTCTTGCCTCCTTAAGACGGGATCTGAGAACTGCAAGAGTTCCAGTCTCTTCAAGGCCACGACGCTGACATTCCGCAATGAGATCATCCTTTTTCATTGTACTGAGGGCTGGTTCTCTCTTCGGTTTCGGTGGCTTGTGTTGATTAATAATTTCACCAAAGATTTCCTCCTTGACATTCTCATATAATGGGTCCAAAAGATCACACACAGGATTCAGGAACTTGTTAAGGAAATAATAGTGATAATCAACAGGTACACCATGCTCTTCTACATATTTTGGATCTTCGGCCTTTTCGTACGCCTTGGCTTTGGCATTCTCAGTCTTTGTGAGAAGGTATGGTACCCGATCGCCCGATTGTGGTTCAGAACCAGGCTTTCTCTGGCGCATCTTTGTGACAACCTGAACATGAGACTGATTAATATTGACACTTTCAGCACTCGTTACAGACACATTCTTACCAGCAACCTTGTAAGTATCCGACAGAGACTGACTCAATACAAGCCTGTCATTGGGAACATCTCCCGAAAGCAGCTCAATCGCCCGCTCTTTGGCCAATTCCTTCGGTGGACCGGGGTCACTTGATGTGAGAACCACATCTAAGAGTTCCTTACAGACCTCCCGTACATGGGGAGTATTGTCTCGTCTCACAACCTGAAGACCCTTAATGTCGATGTAGTCCATATGCATCTTTCCATCTTTCCCTTTTGTCCACAACTTTGCGGCGTACCTCTTTTTGGAGTACAAGAAATACGGCCAGTAGACCTTCTCCAATTCAAGATTATTTGGCTTCTTGAAGAGAGCCGAGCATTCTTCAGCGGCTCGCTCACCCACTTCCCAACTGTAGGCAATGGCCTCTTCACCCTTGCGATCTCCCACATCAAACTCAACCATGACTGAATCTGTATTGTGGACAACAAGTTCACCTGGGCCAACATGGAAGTGATGAGAACCAGTTGTGAGATCATAGACATATCCGTCAGTTTCACCCACAAGTTCAAGCTTTTTAATGGCAATTGGATTTTTGCGTTGTGATGAGGTTGTCCAAGTCTGTCTGAAAACATCTGGTTTGTCTGAACGAGTATTCACAGATACATTGTATCCCAAGCGCTTCCCAATTATGTACATACCCATCGACCCCTCTTTACCCTTGATATCCATTCGCGTGTACCCGTGAGCATCTTTGTCGCCATCAGCCATGTAGTATCCTTCCCAAAAAGACTTTACGACAGGAAGTGGCGCCCCGAGAATACACGGTGGCACAACCTTTTCTTTGTGCTGGTTGTAGAAGAGACTACGATATTTTGTAGAAATGCCTTTGACATCACCGATGGCATTCAACTTGTACACTCCACTACTTTCAATTGTGTCATATACTCTCGTGTCAAATGGACAGAGACTCTTCATTTCTTCGAGGTATTTCATGTTTGAATTGTTGAGCGCCCATGTATATTTACCGTCGTAGTGACCACATGATCCATCACCAAAGAAGAATCCCATAACTTTGGCTTCTTCGGGTGTCACATCTGTGTCCGATTCGCTAAAAGCTTCCACAGAGTTTCCATGGAGGAGTTCCGTTCCGAGGCATACCTCCGAAGGTTTGATCATTTCCTTGTTTTTGAGGAGAAGGCTATGGTCTTCTGTTACATCAACAACACCCGTATGAGTTAATACCCGATGGATGTTCTTTGTAGTCTTGTGTCTCACAATTTGTTGAATTGGTGTGAAACCAGACTCTGTCCATACTTCGGCATCAATTTCAGCAATCTCTTTGCCATCATCTCTCAATTCGTAGATATCAACGAGTGAATCAATTCTTGTTGTCTTCACCCGACCATTTTGACGAATGAGTAGGGGTGTATCTGGTGTGACTGAATCCCCATACCTTACCTTTGCACCCGGAAAGTGCTTCTCAACATAATTCCGGGTCTCTTCAATCATCGCACGACCCTTTGAGGTTGTTGTGGAGGCAATTGGAACACATGGTAAGATACCCTTGCCGGCACCGGTGAACCCATAGACTGAGTTCATGGATATCTTGTAAGCCAACTGTTTACCGTTGTAGACTTCTTTCATGAAACCTG